GATTGACTGATATTCAGATTTCAGCACTTGCCGGAAACAGCATCTGTGTACCTGTTATGGAAGCAATATTTAAGCAGCTTCCGATGATTCAGGGATATTTGTGAGAATATAGAAAGTAGGTTATGTCTGGGTCTATGACTTTGAGGTTATCAGCAAATCGGAAGCAATGAAGGAGAGTGAATATAAATGTCAGAAGAAAAACAGCTAATCGAGCATCGCAGCGAAGTAATACGCGAAGTAATGAATGAATATATCGGAAGCATTGAGGCCGTAGGAGAAACCCATACAGATGGTAGACGTTTTAGTAATTTAAAGGTTTTAGAGGATGTTTTATATCATATCGTTGTGGACATTGGAGAAGAAGCTCTTAATATAAAACGTTGTGAATGGAGCATGAAACACAGCGGAGAATACGCTGTTTCCGTTTTAAAAGAAATCCGGGCAACTATCGACGATATGCTGGAGGAGAGTGAAGAAGAATGACAATCAAGAATTACACTACGACCAAAACAGCTGCACAAACAGTAGCAGATATACAGGCTATTCTTGCAAAGCATGGAGCAAGGCAAATTATGTTTGATTATTCGGATGATGGTCACATTTCCTGTGTCTGTTTTACGATTGTAACATCACAGGGGATACAGGGCGTTAAGTTACCAGGAAACACAGATAAGATGCTGGAGGTACTTCGCCGACAAAAAATCAAAGCCGATTATCAAAAAGCAGAAAATGTGGCATGGCGTAATATAAAAGATTGGTTAGACGCACAACTTGCAATTTTGGAAACAGAAATGGTTACAATAGATCAAATCATGCTGCCTTACTTTGTAAATAAAAACGGGGATACAGCATATGAGCTGTATCAGAACAAACAACTTCTGTTAGGGATTGGAGGCTGAAATATGATTAACAAAGTGGTATTAGCTGGCAGGCTTGTAAAAGACCCAGTACTGCGTAAGACTGCAAATGGTGCATCTGTTGTTTCCTTTACTGTAGCATGTACCCGTCGTTTCAAGCAGGAGGGACAACCGGATGCTGATTTTATCAACACGGTTGCCTGGAATAAAACAGCGGATATCGTATCACAGTATACACATAAAGGTTCTCTGGTCGGTGTGGAAGGAAGAATCCAGACGCGCAGTTATGATGATCAGAGCGGTAAACGCGTTTATGTAACAGAGATTGTCGCAGACAGCGTACAGTTTCTGGAAAGTAAAAGTGCTGCTGCAAGTAATGCGAACAGTGCATATGTACCAGATGCAAACAATCAGGGCTATCAGAGTGACAACAGCAGCTCCCAGTCCTGCTCTAATGACTTTACAAGCAGCGATACACTCGATATCGCAAGCGATGATTTACCATTTTAAGGATAACTAATATGACAAACAGAGAATATCTGATAGAGCAGTTAAAAGATGAATGTTTTATTGATGATGGCGGAGCAAGTTATGAAGCAGCTATATTTTATAATATTGCTTGTCCACATGAAAGATTATGTATATCTCTCGATGTTTGCGTCATACCGCCGAGAGAGATGTGCTTTGAATGTAAAAATAACTGGTTAAACAGAAATGTTGATGAATGATGAGAAAATAACAAGGAGAAATCAAAATGAATATCTATCAAGCAATTATTATCGTTATATGGAGCATGTCACTTGGCATTAGGAATAGATAACAATGAAAAAATACAATAGCATAGACGGCCGTATACATACAAACAGTCGGTTGTGGTACTTTATCCTGATGGCAATAAAAAATTGGAGAAACGCAGAAAAGGAGCTGAAAAGGAAATATGGTTGATCTATCACTATGTATCCTGCTATATCTATCATTTATGTTTATCTACATTTTGGATGAAAGGGGTGATTGAATGAAGTTTAAAGATATCGGAAAAGACGATTATTTTGAAATTGTCGGACTTGAAGGCTATTACAGGGTTGATCACAACAAGAGAGAGGCTAAAGCGTATCGCAAACTAAGCACCGGCAGAATGATGTATGACGGAACGGTAAGAGGATTGTATGACAATCTGGAAGCGGGCAGGTGGAAAATCAAATGATATGGGAAGAGGAAGCATTTGAATTTGATAAAGAGAAACATATGAAAAAATACATAAAGGGAGAGCTCATGAGTTACTACCTTTTAAAATCAAGGTGGTATGAATTACTTGATAAAAAATATTTCCTATACCATAAGTCGCCTGGCGGCAGCATTGTACGAGCTCCAGAAGGGCAGTGCAGCAAAGATGGTATCCAACATCAAGCAGCCATGAACGAAAGTGCCATCGCTATGGAGCAGGAGCCATTGTATCAACGTATGGAAAAAATCAGAAATTGGATGGATTGCTTAACTGAATCGCAATGCAAAGTGATTTCGGTATATGTGATGAAGTATCAATGTGACAACTTACGTGAAGCGGCGCGTGAAACCGGATTCTCAATAGATACAGTGAACAAATATACAAAGCGAGCTATCAACCGTATATACACAAGAAATAGCAATATTTTGTAAAAGTGTACCGTCTTAGGATAGGCTTGACATGATATAATGATAACGTGGAAGTACGGGGGATGAGGCGTGATCCTCTTCCTTGTGCTTCACTTTCTCCCTTATGGTCTACGCGGCATCTTCGGATGCCTGCCGTAATCTACAGGTGATCCCCCACCCATATATCGCCTGTAGATTAGGGTAGGGAGGCACAAAAAAGCGCTATAAATTGATATCGGAACAGGGAAGGACCTCATACTAATGAGAAAACCTGTTAGATATATTGGTTGCCCCGGGTGGCAGAATAACTAAAAGAAATAGCGGTAAGGAATCCTAAGCGGACTTACCAGCGTAAAGCGTCTGAAAAGGGCGCTTTTAATTTAGTTTTGTTACATAGATAATGTAATAATATAGTTTATAATTCAAAAGTGAAAGGATGTGTGATAAAATGTACTTAAGAAAAAGCAAATTTAAAGGGGATTTTATCATGATATCTGAAAAACTTGTTATGCGGTTTGGTGGGGAGAATGATATTGATTTAGAAACATTGTCTGTATCGTTAAACGCCACAGTTGATACATTGAAGAATTTATCTAACAATCTCATAAGCGAGAATGATTTTTGCAAGTTTAAAGTTTTGAATATACAAAAAGGGAGCTTTGTAATAGACATTGAACAAATAATGGAAATTGCTCCAACAATTATGCCTATGGTGCCGACTGTCATAAAAGCGTTTAAAGAAGTGTTAGAGATAAGAAAGTTTCTAAAAGGCAATCCTCCTAAAGAAATCGTCAAGAGTGATGATGTAACTAAAATAGAAAATAAATACGGCGATATTTATTATGCTAATACAATGACCGTAAATATTTACAATAACGATATTGAAAAAGGAATGGCTACTACAGCAAAAACAGTTTTAAACGATAATGATAGAACGGGCCTTTCTTATGAATTTGTTGATGAAAAAGGAAAGAAAGATTGTTTGGATTTAAATAGAGAAAATCTATCTTATTTATCAATACCTCAAGATGTTGATAAATTTAATAAAGGGATAGAGGAAAATGAAGTTATAACATGGGTTAAAGTGAATAAACCAGATTTAAACGGTAAGTCGCAATGGGGGCTGACTCTAAATGGCAAGAGGATATCTTGTATCATTAGTGATCAGGAGTTCCTTGATAAGGTACATGATGACGAAATCCCCTTTTTGAGTAATACAAAATTATATGTGAAAATGGTAGTGAGATATAAAATCAGAAGCTTTGAAAGTGGTGAATCTTCTGAGATAATCAGTAGAAATATTATCAAGGTATTTGAAATACAGAATGATTAGCACCCAATGAGGTGCTTTTCTTTTACCCAGAAAGGAATGATAACGTGATATACATGAATAAAAAAACAGGAGAGAAAGTCATAGCGGAGCAGTTTTCACCGCAAAACATCATTGCCAGATATGCCAGTGTCAAAGTAGAGAGCAAAGAGGGCGCTATCATTAACATGGAGGCAGGAGATTGGATTGTACAATGCGGCTCTAAGGTTTTTGTCGTACGTAAAGAGACATTTAACAAGCTGTATGTACGTGCTGCACCACGGCAGAGGTTAAAGTACGCAGATGCTGATACAGTAATTGACTGGACAGGAGCTGTACTTATGCCAGCAACGTAAGAAAGAAAGGAGGTTAATCTATGCCAAGACAAAGAAGTCCCAGCAGAGACGAAGCTAAGCGGATGTATCTTGATAGCAAAGGTAAGATGCTGCTAAAGGATATTGCTAAAGCTGTAGGTAAGCAAGATACACAGATTCGTAGGTGGAAATCATTAGATCACTGGGACGAGGAATTGAAAGGTAACGTTACTATTCCGAAAGATAACGTTACTAAACAGAACAATGGTATAGAGAAGCCGCCTAAAACAGAGCTACTGCCGGAGGAAATAGAAACACTGAACAATGAGGAGCTGACCGAGAAACAGCGCCTTTTTTGTTTGTATTATGTAAGATGGTTCAATGCGACTAAGGCATATCAAAAAGCATATAGCTGCGACTACTTCACGGCAGCTGCTAACGGTCCACGATTGCTAGGGAATGCTAGAATAAAAGAAGAGATACAAAGAATCAAAGATGCAAAGATCAAACAGACCATGTATTCTACAGAAGATTACTTCCAGAAGATGATTGACATTGCCTATTCGGATGTAACCGATTATCTGTCATTCGGGCAGGAAGAGGTGCATGATAAAAACGGAAACACATTCATGATGAACGTCATAAACCTGAAAGAATCATGTGATGTTGATGGCACACTTATTCAGGAAGTAAAACAGGGCAAAGACGGCTGCTCTATAAAACTTGTCAGCAAAGAGTTTGCGCTAAAATGGCTGGATAAGCATTAT